AGCTCGTCCCCGGTCGGACGCTGATGCACGTCGAGCTCCCCGGTCGGCGACCCGGCGAGCTCCTCGTTCCAAGCAAGTTCGACACGAACGCGGACGCGCTCGAGCGGATCCTCTCGGCGGAGTTCTACGCCGCCGACTGGTTCGAGAACGGCGCGGTCCCGTCGGTCACGCTCAAGTTCGCGGGACCGATGAACGCGACCGAGGCGACGCAGGCTAAGGCGCAGTGGGTCGAGAATCACCGCGACCACAGTCCGGGCGTGTTGAGCCAGGGTTGGGACATCCACGAGACGGGCGGCAACCCGGAGTCGTCGCAGCTCCTCGAGACGCGCGCGGCGGGGATCCTCGAGGTCGCCCGGATCTTCGGGATCGTCCCGGCGGAGCTCCTCCTCGCGGTCATGGGTGGGAGCTCGCTCACGTACCAGAACGTCGCCGGGATGCTCGACACGTTCGTCCGCGTGACCGTGCAACCGGAGTACCTCTCGCCGATCGAGGCGGCGATGTCCGACCTCGTCCCGTCGACGCAAGCCGCCAGGTTCGACCTCGGCGAGCTGTTCCGCCTGGCGGAGGCGCAGCGGATCACCGTCGAGGCGGAGGCGATCGCCGCCGGTATCTACACGCTCGAGGAGGTCCGCCGTGATCACGGTCGACCGCCCGAGTCGACGCCGCGGATCCCGCCGGAGCTCGCTCCGACGCTCCGCGCTCCCGAGGAGGTGCACGCGTGACCGAGGAGCTGTTGACGCGCGAGCTCGGCGGCTCGTTCGAGGTGCGATCGGAGTCCGAGCGGATCATCGACGTGCGGCTCCTCCGATGGGACGAGGTCGCCGAGACACCGCAGGGTCGCGAGCGGTTCGTGCGCGGCGCGTTCCGCGGGACCGATCCAGGATCGGTGACGCTCGAGGCGATCGGGCCGCACGGCGCACAACCCGGCGTCCGGTTGACGGGTCGCGGGATCGCGCTCGAGGAGCGCGACGACGGTCCGTACGCGTCGCTCCGGGTGAGCCGGACGCGTGACGGCGACGAGCTCCTCGAGCTCGCGCGCGACGGCGTGTACCGGAGTGTCTCGGTCGTGTTCGAGCCCGTCGAGGGCGGGACGCGGTACGGGCGCGACGGCGTCGTCGAGAGGCACCGCGCCAGGTTGGCGCGGGTCGGATTGGTCGAGCGAGGCGCGTACACGAGCGCGTCCGTCCTAGCAGTGAGGAGCGCAACCGTGAACGAGACACCGAACCCGAACCCGGATCCCGAGCCCGAGCCCGAGCCGACGCCGCCGACGCCGACGCCGCCCGGTACGCGCGTCACCGTGCTCGCTCGCTCGGCGGACAACGCCGAGGCGCTCGATTCGCTCCGGAACGAGATGCTCGACCGGATGACCCGGCTCGAGGCGACCGGTCGCGGCGCGGTGTCGGGCGGACCGCTCGCGCGGTTCCTGACGTTCGCCGACTATCTCGACGCGAGCTACGGCGATCCGGTGCTCGCTCGCGCGCTCGCCGATCAGCTCAGCTCCGAGTCGCCCGGCGTCATGCCGCCGTCGTGGGTGCAGACGATCGCCGGGATCGGGACGTTCACGCGTCCCGCCGTGGCCGCGCTCGGCGGAGCTCGCTCGCTCGGTGATTCCGGGATGGAGCTCGACTGGCCGTACCTCGATCCGGCGCTCGACCTCGACACGATCGTCGGGATCCAAGCCGCCGAAAAGTCCGAGATCACCACCGTCAAGGTGAAGATCCTCAAGGGCTCGAGCCCGATCGCGACGTTCGCGGGCGGCTCGGACGTGAGCTATCAGCTGATCCGCCGGAGCTCGCCGAGCTACCGCGAGGCGTACGTGCGGATCCTGACGCTCGCCTACAACCGGGCGACCGAGGCGGCGTTCGAGACGGCGCTCGAGGCGGCGGCGGGACAGACGGCGATCCTGGCGGCGGGAGCCGACGCGAACGCGTTCCGCGCGTTCCTGTTCGAGGCGTCCGCGCTCGTCGAGGATGCCACCGGAGCTCCGGCGACGGTCGACCTCGTGTCGCCCGACGAGTGGATCCGGATCGGCGGGCTGCAGGATCTCGCACCGCCGCAGTACGGGACGAGCAACATCTCCGGCGTCGCCGACGCCGCCTCGCTCCGCATCAACGTGAGCGGGCTCCCGGTGATCCGGGCTCCGTTCCTCCCGTCCGGGACGCACCTCGTCACGAACGGCGAGGCGGCGGGCTGGCACGAGGATGGTCCGTTCCCGATCAGCGCGGAGGATGTCGCGAAGCTCGGACAGAACGTCGCGGTGTGGGGGATGGGGACGACCGCCGTCGCGCTCCCGAAGGGGATCGTGACGAACGCGCTCGTCGCCGGGACGACCTCGAGCTCGAGCAAGTCGAGCAAGTGATCCGGTGACGGAATGGACGACGGCGGCGGTGATCCTGACGCGCTCCGGTGCGTCGAGCTCGCCGTCGCCGGACGACCTCGAGTTCGCCGAGCTGTGCGCGTCCGCCGTCAACGCGGCGATCGATCACGTGCTCGAGGGTTCCGTGTGGGTGAGTCTGCCGATCGATCCGCCGGAGCTCCCGCCGGAGGTCGTCTGGCTCGCGAGCATGGCCGGGATCGAGGCGTTCAAGCGGCGCGAGGCGGTGTTCGGGATCACCGGTTACGTCGACCTCTCGGGCGCGGCGATCCGGGTCGCCCGCGACTACATCGAGGCGCAGCGTCCGATCCTGGCGCGGTACGCGACGATCGGGATCGCGTGAGTCGGCTCCTCTCCTCCCGAGCGGCGATCCTGGCCGCGCTCGAGGCGGGCGGCGTCAACACGGCGACGACCGGGAAGTTCTCGGCTCCGTGCGTGCTCGTCGAGGCGGGCGATCCGTGGGCAGCGGTCGACCTCTCGCTCGGACGACGGCGCACCGGTCGGTGGCGGCTCACGGCGGTCGCCGGACGATCGGACTCCGAGGGCGTGATCGAGAAGCTCGCCGACCTCGTCGACGAGGTCGACCGCGCGATCCTGGCGCTCCCCGGCGTACAGCTCCCGACGTGGGAGCGACCGTTCAACGCGACCGAGGGCGGCGTCACCTACGCCGCGACCGCCGCGACCATCCAAGCGCTCACCGAGGAGGATCCGACACCATGACGAGTCCGCTGTTCATGCGCGACGTGAGCTTGACGCTCAAGCTCCTCCCGGCGGGACCGAGCCGGATCCAGTTCAACTGCGATGTCCACACGACCGAGGTCGTCGCGACACCGGGCGACGACGTGAGCTACCAGACGCTCTGTCCGACCGGCTCATTCAGCAACCGCGGCAAGTCGACCTACGCGCTGCATATCGTCGCGGCCCAGGACTGGAGCTCGACCGGGCTCGCGCGGTTCCTGTGGGACAACGACGGCGCGCAAGCCGAGGTGCAGCTACAGGCGCACGGGGCGGCGATCATCCCGCCGACCGCCGCCGCGCCTGGCATGGCCGGGATCGTCACGCTGACAGCTCCGACGTACGGCGGCGAGGCCGACACCTACGCCGAGCTCGAGGTCGAGCTCCCGTTCACCGTCAAGCCGTCGATCGTCACCGCCGCGTTCCCGACCCTCGCGCTCGACGAGGATGGCCAGGTCGTCGAGGTCGACGAGGCGGAGGAGCCCGCCGCGTGAGTCCGGCGACCGGGTTCCCGGTCGAGGGGCGTGAGGAGGTCGCCGCCGGGTTCGACAAGCTCCGGAGCCACCTCGGCGACATGACCGAGACGCACCGTCGCGTGCTCGGTCCGCTGATCGGGGAGGTCGCCGCGCGGACGCCGATCCTGTCGGGCGAGCTCGCGGCGAGCTGGCGGCTCGAGGCGTCGAAGGACTCGGGCTCGATCGAGTCCGGGCTCGTGTACGCGGGGCCGATCGAGTTCGGCTGGCGTGCGCGCGGGATCGAGCCGCAGGCGATGGTCCGCGACACGATCAGCGCGAACGTGTCGACGATCAACGACGGCTACGCGAAGGCGATCACCGACGACGCTCGGACGATCGGGTTCCGGGTCGACGGGTGAGCGAGCCGCGGGAGGTCGTGCTCACGATCGCGCACGTCCGCGGGTTGACGGTGCTCGAGTCCGCTCGAGCGCTCGCGACCGCGGGCGTCCGTCAGTCCGACGCGCAGCGGCTCGTGATGACCCTCGGGCGGCGCGACGCCGAGCCCGCCGAGGTCGAGCTCGCCGCCGAGCTCCTGTACGCGTTCGCCTGGCAGTACGTGCGGCGGACCGAGCCCGCGGTCACGTGGGCGGACGCGCAGACGTGGCGGGTGATCCTGGATCTCGA